GCCTGCACCCAGGGGAAGACCATCGACGATATTGGGGGACAATACGTCCTATCGATGATAAGTTCTGGACGGAGCATCGCCCAGGGGACAGATGGAACTGTAAGTGTAGTCTTACAAGTACTGACGAGGCGGTTACGCCTGTGCCCGACAACGACGAGGTTTCACAACCACAAGCGGGACTGACGGGTAATCCGGGCATGACTGGCGAGACTTTCTCAGACGACCACCCGTACTTCCCGAAATCGTGCCAGGATTGCGACTTCTATCGCCCTGACCTAAAGAACAGGTTAAAGAATCTATTCACAAACAGGGTGAAGGACTGTTATTCCTGTCCGTATATTGATAAATGTATTGACAGGCTTGGCGCAGATGGTTTCAAGCTGGAGCGAAAGTACCCAAACGGAGGAACGCTTTATATCCATTCCGATGCAGATAAAGAAAAAAATGACTACAAGGCAATATTGACCATAGCAAGAATTTTCGCAAAAGAAGGTAAGACGGTGAGGATAACTCCACGGCTACATCATAAGTCCGAAGAGTATCGAAGTATATACGGTTCGCTCATTGGTACACGATACGAGAGAAAGTGTCCTGATTTTCAAGTAGACGGAGTTTTCTATGAGTATGAAGGTTTCATAAAACCATGGAACAAGAAGAAGGTAGGACGTATGCTGTCCCATGGTCTTGACCAGTCTTCTCGTATTATAATTGATAATACCAAAGGGTGTTCGGAACGTTTTATAAGAAAGCAGATAATGGCGCGGATTCATTTGCCCAAACAGTCCATAGAGGAAGTATGGATTTACGAAAAAGGAAACGTGAGATTATTCTATAAAGATGGTACTTTCTATAAAAACAACGGAGGAAACTGAGTCCCTCCGCGATGCAACGTGCCGTAGCACATGCTAACTTCTTTATGAAGCTGTTGCAAATATACAACTTATTTTAAAAAAAACAAGCAAATGGACATAAAAGTTTTCTCAGAGCTCATAAAAAGACAAAGTAGGGAGATTGAGCAGCTCATGCGAAGGCAGCTCCCTATCAAGGTTGGGCGTATGGCGAAAGACCATTACCAGGATAACTTCCGCAAGGGAGGATTCGTTAATCGTGGCTTGCAGAAGTGGCCGACAACAAAGCGACAACTGTCTGGTTCTGCTTCGGCAGCGGCTTCCTATAACCCGTTGCTTTCCGGGCGCAACCACCTGTTCGGTTCTGTCAAGTATGTGCCAGGAGACTACCGTGTAACCGTCTCCAACGATTTGCCTTATGCAGCCGTGCATAACCAAGGAGGAACGGTCAGTCCTACGATAACGCCAAAGATGCGCCGTTTTGCATGGTATATGTATTACAAGTCCTCGAGGGGACAAAAAGGGAAGAAGAGAAGTCATGCTCAGTCAGTATCTCCGCAGGCTGAATTTTGGCGCAATCTTGCACTTACCCGAAAGACAAGACTTTCCGTAAAAATTCCCAAGCGTCAGTTTATCGGTGAGAGTGCCGAATTGAAGCAACGCATAAACGAGAAAATAGAACAGGAGATCATGAACACTTTAGATTTATAGCAAATGGAAGAAATTTTTACATCTATCCTCAAACTCATCAATGATGAGATGCCTGAACTTTCGCTTGTAGACGAGGACTACGGGCAACTGGAAACAGCCGAGGACACATACCCTGTAACTTTCCCCCGTGCACTTATTGGCAACATGGAGGCAGACTGGGAGGAAATCGGCATGGGCACACAAAAGGGCATGTTTACGCTTACCGCCCGTCTTGCCATCGACTGCTACGATGATACGCACATCGGTTCTGGAACAACCGCAAAGGTGGCGGAACGGCTGCAGATGGCAAATCGCCTGTATACGACACTTCAGTGCTCCCGCCATAGCGACAATATGGGAGCAATGTTCCGAACGAAGACAAGATGTTATTCACTGCCTGGAATGATAAAGGTATATGAATACGTATTTCAATTTGAACTGCACGATGGTTCTGCAGCCTTATAAAAAAGGTAAAAGGCTTCTGTAGCCTTTTACCTTTCCACTTCTGAAAAGAGCTCCAACTGTTTCGCCGTAAGGTGTGGCATTCTGACTTTAGGAACCGGGCGCACTTGAATATCTTTTATCTCACTGCACTTGCGACGAATGATACTCATGATGCGTTCTTCACTGATAAAGAACTCCTGTCTCGACAGAATGCGAAGGGCATCGTCAAAACGGAGGCGTTTCTCCTCCGTCCAATAATAGTAACGACGGCACAAGGCTTCGTCGCGCAGTTCTATCAGTCCTTTATCTCTTCCTTTCCCCATAGTTGCAAAAGTAGCAATTAATCTGCTTATTTGCAAGTAATTACATGTTTTTTCATCAATTATCAATAAAAAAAACGCCCAATTGTGTGTTCGCACACACTTATGGGCATTTTTTTAGTTTTCTTCTCTCAAAAAACGATAAGGTATCACAGCCTACAGAAGCTGGGTTCTATTCGTTCCCATACGTTCGTTTTCGGGTTCTTTTTCGAGAAATAGTAATTTACAGCGTTCTTTTGCACCACATTAGCCTCTTTGAAGAGGTTCATGATTTCGGAGTATTCACCATCGAACTTTGCTTCCAAGTCGTAGAGCTTGGAAATGCTCTTGTAATCAAGGTCGCCAGCCTTGTTACGCTCCAGCAATGTCATCGCCATCTGATACATAGGATCGTCAGAGCCTTTTTCGCTTTTTTTCATGTAACGCTTCAAATAGTCGATAAGCCGCTCTGCAGCAAGATCGGCGCGCTCATCAAAGCCTTTCACTTTGTTGCTCGCTATCTCCAGACGAAAATCGCCATCGGTTACTGTATAGCTGCGCTGTTCGCTGTTTCGTACCTGTCCATAGTCTTTCATGATGCTTACAAAGCCCTCTACTTCACCCTGCAACCAGTCATGGAAGCAACGGACGTCAGTTACAACCTGTCGCAGACGCTCATCGACATTGTGCATGAATTCAGCACGCAACGCCTCATAGGTTTCCCTGCGTGCAATGCGCGTTTGATTTTCTTCATTCTGCAACTCTGCAAGCAATTTAGCTCGCTCTTCCTTACTTAAATTTTGAATGTTTACTGTCGTGTCCATATTACTTTATTACTTTGTTTTGTTCTTTTGTTTTCTGATTATTATTCTCATTTTGGTATTCAGACTGTTGAGTTCTTCAACATCTAATTCTCTGAATCGTTTGCCGGCTATGCGAGTATCTTTGCAAAAAGCGTCTACGTGCGTCCATTCAGTGGTGTCTATTCCATATACTTGAAACTGGTGAAGTACGCTACTCCGCACTCTTCGCAGTTCTCTTTGATAAGCAACCCTACGCTCATCATAACCCACTATATTTTCCATCTGCCGGCACATACTGTCATATTCTGCTGCTGTCATCCGACGCAGATGAACTGTTCTACCGTGAGTAAACTGATATGCCAGCGTCTCCTTGTCTGCACCTGGCATCTTTTTTAGCAAGGTATAAAACCTTGCGTAATTCCTGTCTTCTCCCATAATTTCTCTTCTTTCCAATCTTTGTAGTTCTGACGGGCTTTGGCCACTGCCTCGGGCAAGGTACCGTTGATATCGCCGATACCGAACAAGGGTACACCATTCACACAGGCATAAAGCTCGCCATTGAATTCCATCACCTGCACGGCTTCGCGTGCTTCTGCGTCGAGCCGTACCTGTCGTTTGTTCTGCATTCTGTCGGCACGTTCCTCATGCCATGTTTGCAATCTCTTCTTGAGCTTGTCTAAAAATGTTGCCATAATCTTTTTTGTTTTAGTTGACAAGTTTACGGGTTTACAAGTTGACATGTTAATAGTACTGATAACTTGTTTACTCATTCACTCGTCTACTCGTTTACTTACTGATATAATATGTTTGAATTAATTTTCCGTTTCGTTTGATAAGCAGTTGGGGCTGACCTTCTTCTCTCATAAGGTAGGTGCTTATATCGCTTTTCACTGCTATGTCTTTGCGGACATACAACTTAGATATAAACCAGTCTATAAAGTCTTTCAACTGCTTCCATTCCTATTCAGTATCTTCTATTCCTCGCAAAGAGTATGTATTACTGATAGCCATCTGTAGCTTTAGCAGCCACATCGGTTTGTCGTTCGGACAGACAGACTTGTATCTTAACATTTCCATAACTACTCTTTTGAAGCCTTCCACTCAACTTTTATCACAGCGTCAAGCTTACCGCTACCTTCGCATATTGGGCACTCTTGCTTGTATCGTTCTTGCCAGTCGTCTTCCTGCCAACGGTATCCGTTCCCTTGACAGTAGGGGCAGATGTGCCCTTGACTCTCGACTTGGTCTGTCATCCTACCACCAGGAGTCACCAGACCGGGACTAATCTCAATAAATCGTTTCTCCTTACTCATAGTTTTATAGTAACTCTAATTGAACATTAAAATGATACTCCCTGCAAAGCCTTTTCACCTGTACTACATCGAACGGCTTTCTGTCAAAAGCAAAGAAGATGGTACGCTCACGTGTCAGAACTCTCACTCCTTTCTTCCGTAGCTTGTACAACAGGTTGTCTCGCTTGTTTGCCATAGCCTTTACTCTTTTGTTTCACCCCAGTATATATCTGCTCGCTCTTTCCATATCGTGTAATAGCCAAGGTTGCCAAAATAGCGTCCCTTACTGATTGCTCTGTAACCTTCCACCCATATCTTCAGTGCTGCATCAAACATAACACTCACTGCCGTGCGACCTGAAGGCTCGTTGCCGTCTGCCTGACTGATAAAAATGAGCAGCTTATCACGATGTCGAGCCTTGAATTCCTGATACTCCTTAAAGCTCATCTGTGTGTACTGAAAACTATCAATGACCACTATATCGGGGCTTTTGCGTTTCTTGAGACGTGCATCAAGGTCTTCCATACTTTCGCTAATAAGGATAAACCGCCGTGCAACGTCTTGCATACCTGCTTTCATAATTGCATTCTTCATTGTTAGTGAGAAACCCTCCTCTAAGGAGTTATAAGCAATCTTTCCGTACTTGGCTAACTCCTTACAGAGCTTCATCGTAAAACTGGTCTTACCGCTTCCGCTTCGTCCCCAGATGAACCATACACCGCCTCGTTCTGGTGCTCCGAAGGCCTCCGCCCAGTCTCCTTCAAATGGATAGGTTTCTTTCTTCATACGCAGCATATCGGTTACTGACATTGCTCTATTCATCACCTTCAGCTTTATGGTTTGAATTTCGTTTGGTACTCAAACACTGTTTTACCACAGTTTGAACTCCCCTCCCTTCGGATGGGCTGGGGGAGGCTTTAGCCATCAATTTAACTCTATGAATACTCTTTTTCACACGTCGTAGGTCAAACTCGTATTCTTCAGAATCTCTCACAACTTCTGATATATGTGCTTTATCCGTTACGCCATTTGCCATACAAACCGCATAGACATCGTGAGCACCAGTCCTCTCCAGCTCGAAGAACTTGCGACCGATACGTGAGTGTATCTCGTTATATCCACACTTGTTGTAGCGCAACCCCATTGTCATACGACGCTTGATATAGCTTGTTGAGAAGAATGCAATACCACATCTAATCTGTTGTACAAGTCAATGAAGTAGTGAAATACACGCTCTGGCAACTTATCGGCTTCATCGAAAAGCAGCAGCGGTGCCTGCATCTGAATCAGATCATCAATGATTCTGTTGAGCAGCTCTCTAATGCTGTAACCTTCTGTACGCTGACCGATACGGCGTGCAATCTCACGAATAAAATCGCTCTTCTTCATATCTTCTGAACAGAGAATATAAAAAACCTCGCCATGCTCACTTGCATACAGCTTAGCTGTGGTTGTCTTTCCGCAGCCTGCTTCACCAACTACCCACGTAACGTTCTTGACTGTTTGAGCATCGTTCATAGCGAACACCATTTCCTGATAGGCTTTCGTTTCAACTACTTGCCAGTCTGTGCCTGCACTTGTACCGAGCTGCGATGCAAGGTTGCGCCACATATCATCAGATATATTTTCCCATTTACCCTGCAAGATGCTGCTCACTGTTGCGCTACTTGTTCCTGTAAGGCTCTGCGCAGCCTTGTTCTGACTTGGATACTTGCTGACATATTGTTTCAAGCTCTCCTGTATCTGTCCTTTTTCGTTCTTTGTTAGTTTCATATTGTTGTTCTTTTATTTATTGTTCTTGTTCAGGAAGGCATTGCCTCGCTGCTTATAATTTCCAAGCTACCGAAGCCATATCAACTACTGCCGTCTCAACCTCCGCCCAGTCTTCAAGGCTTACTTGCTTCGTCTTTCGTCCTATCTTATACTCTTCTGGAGACTTGCTATAGATACCTGTACGACGTTCAATCTGTCGGCGTTCGGCTGCTGTCATTCCCTTAGGCTTTGGACTACGCAGACCGTGCTGTTCTGGCATTACGTCGTGAGCCTTTTCAATCTCACGTCCAGCAACAGTTCGCTCAATGCGGTCAGTGGTATTGGCTGCCTGTTCCTGTCTGATGAATGCTGCTTCGCCTTCTGTCTGCTCTTGTATCGCACGATGGATAACAACGTAAGGCTCTGCTACTCGTTCAAACCGCAGACTGTCGTCAGCTTCCTTCTTATAGAGGCGAATGCTTCCGAAGTCGTAAGGATCATACTTGACAACGAACCGCTCGTAAGTGTGCTGTCTTCGCCACTCATGATCAGGAACACCAGGTTCGCTCATCACTTCATATTGTCGCTTCTCTTTCTTAATGGTAACACTGATACCTTGGTCGGTGAAGGTGCTCATACGCTTAGCCGTTACCCAGAACATATCCACCATATCGTGTGCCGTAACCTGCTGCGTTTCCTCATTCACGCTGCTGTCGTAGGCTTCCTGTCTACTCTTGCCGTATGCAGGGTGCGCCATTTCGTTCCACTCCTTAGTAGCCTTTGCGTAAGCATCTTTCAGTTCCTCAAGCGTATAGAGTGAGTCCTTGTTTTCCTCAATAAATTCAAGGTTCGGACGGCTCGACATCTTCTTTGCCGTAATGTTCTGACCTGTGAAACGCCAATCCTTATGCAGCACTTGTTGTTGGAACCGATCGAACACCGCCTCAATGGTCTTTGATTCGCCGTTATAAGGCTGCGTGGTGCGGTGCACGTGGCAAAGCTTCTTAAACAGTCCGTCGGCATCCAGTTTCTTATGTCCGCCCTGGTTGTCATGAACAATCTCGTAAGGCTTGTGCTTACTGGTCTGAATTGCCATGCGATATGCGTGGTATTGTGCTTCGTAGTCCTCTGTATCGCTGATATGCCAACCAAGCATCATCTCACTCATCGCATCAATGACGACATAGACCTGTGTGGTGCGCACCTTGCCGTTCTCGTCCTGGTAGTAGAGGTTAAGCTTTGTACCGTCACCATACCACAGTGCATCACGCTTCGTTGGCAATGCCGTACGGTGCTTACGTTCGAACTTCTGTCGTGCTGCCTGCTCACCATGCACAGCATCGTACCATAAGTGGCATAATCGCAGCGCTGTTTAGCCAACGCTTCATACCGCTAAGGCTCTTCAGTGGCTTCCAGCCGTTTGTTTCTGCCTGGCGGTTTGCCTCTTCAAAGAGCTGCGCATCGGTGTAGACTGGAACCCTGCAACGTTTCAGTGCGATGAGTAGCTGTCCGAACTCGTCAGTAATCTTCTGCGTGTTCTTATTTCCGACCTTACCGCTGATAAGACTCTTGTAGCCATCTGCCTTGAAAGCCTTAATCTTTGCCTTCAGTCGCGCTTCATTCTGTGGAAGGGTGTGCTGATACTCTTCGCGCATAGCTTCAGAACTCTGATAGATTACCTCCCAAGCCCCTGCAGTGCTGCCGTTCAGACTCTGACGAATAGCTCTACGCTGTGCCATCATCTTTAACAGCTCTTTCAGTACACTTGCATTAATGGTGTACTCTTCAATGAGCTTCTCTGTAAGATGTTCCTGCTTGCCGTTCTTCTCGTAGGTGAAGCTTTCAAAGAACTCACGTGCTTCTTCGTCAAGCCGTATGCGGTCACGCATC